AATCTCAGCCGTCTTGTTCTGAGCATCCTGCATCTGGGCCATGACAACAGGGTCCTGCATCTTCTGCTGAATCTGCTGCTGCTGGGCTTCAGCCTGATCCTTCTGAAGAAGCTTGCCTGCCGCATCCGCTACCAACTTGGAAAGCGCAACCTCGACATCTTCAGGCAGCGGCTCATCGGGCGGGGGGAGTTCAACGCCAAGTTGGTTTTCAATTTCACGGCGATATTGGAAGCCAATATGCTCCGCGATATGGGCTGTGGCAGCGGCCTGGATCATACTGGCCTGGGGAGACTGTCCGACAATCTGAAGAATTTTCGGGTCCTGCATTGCAGACATATGGACCTTAATGTGGGCCTCATGGTCTTGGTACAGGAATGCCTTCACAGGCTTACCAGAGAGAATTGCCATGTTCTCAGAAACGGGGTCCATCGGCTTCTTCTCATTCGTGTTGGGAATGATCTTGCCGGGGTCCTGGATACCAAGAACCGTCAACATCTGACGGTGAAGTTCTGGCAGGTCGTACATCTGCGGAGATTGCGCCGCCAACTGAAGCGCGGCCTGATATTGCACGACGCGCTGAGAGAGGGAGGCGGCATTGGGGTCAGTGACGGGGATTACATCAATTCTGCCATCATAATCTTCAGTTCGCGTGGCGCCGATATCTGTCTCGTATTCGTAGTCACCCTTCATGTGGGTGCGAATGATATCCACAAGCAAGCTAAGTTCCTGCTTCAGAGAGGCGTGAAGGCGTGCCTGCACGGCACTCATCACCTTCATTGCCCGCTCCATCAGCGCCAGCGTCGTGCCTACGGGCGCGCTCTGATTGGCGTCACCAATCTGAAGGTCGGCAATCGACGCGAACCTACGGCCCTCCTCAACAAGCGTGCCGAGAAGGCCAGCGAGAACCTGAGAGGGTTCCTTGTAGGGCAGGAAGGTAATGCTGTCCTTAATGGCGCCAGAGGGAATATCCACATCGCGAAACTCGCCCGGCATAAGGGGAGTGCTGTCGCCCTTAATGCGAAGGCCACGAGCCTTCAGGCCGGCGGGAAGGTTTGCCAGCGTGCCCGCATCCACAAGCTGACGGAGGATAGAGGTGGCAGACTTGGCAATACCGCCAACCAGATGAATCAGACCAAAGGGATAGAAACCAAAACCAGGAATGTAGCTATACTGGACAAAATGCTGCCGCTTCAGCTTAAGGGCATCATCATCCTTCCAGTTTCGGTAGATCGAAAGCACAACGCCAGTCGAGCGTTCGACGGTCACAACATAGGGAATGGCAATTCCAGTCGGCTCGCCATCCTTGCCCACGTCCTCATAGCCAGCCAAGTCAAGATCAACGTGGACTTCTAGCAATACATGACGATCATCAGTGTCAATCTGCTGCTCGCCTGAAAGCTTATCCTTGACGCGCTGAATTTCATTCTTGTTTGGGACGGGGGCGGACAGATCAACATCACGATAAAAGTTGATGACCTGAAGCTTCCGAATTTCATTCGGATACCTTCGCATAATATGCGTGTATCGGTTTGATGTCTGAAGGTCAGAGGCCCCATAGGGCACAACAAAATCTTCAGCCGGAACGTAGAGGGATGTCGGCCGCCCAAGGGTCGGGTCGAAGTAAACCTTCTTGAATGCTGCCCCAGCCAGCGGCAAGGCAAACAGCATCCGCTCATGCTCACTACGATATTCAGACATCTTTTCAGTCAGCATATAATTCAGGTCTTCTTTGACCCGAAGGGCTTGCTGCTGCCGCTCTGGTGTAGTGCGGCCAATGATCTTGGTCTTTACGGGGCCACCAGCGGGGAAAGTCTCCATGATGGCTTGGGACTGGAAGCGAACTGCTGCCTCAGAGAGAATGGGATGAAAGACGCCACAGGCCCCTGGCCAGGGTGTAGAGCGGTCTTCAATCTTCAGGCCAAGCAGGTCTAGGCCCTTCTTGTAGGTCTGCTCCCAGTCTTCCCGAGAGCGAAGATCGGACTCAACATCATCCACTAGCTCTTGGCCGAGGGCGCTCAAGTCGCCCTCATCCATATACTCGGCCAAATTAGCAGAGAAATCCGGCTCCATATCCTGAGAGAGTTCAGGACCAAGAATAACCAGAGCGCCGCCATCCTCCGTCTCAATAGAGACAGCATCCGGATTTATAATTTGAATATCCAAACCAACATCAGAGAGCTTTTCCGGTTCGCTCATCGCCTTATCAATAGCCACAGCAATTTCCCTCCGCTCTCATATCAATAATAGTCCGCACGATGCTGGATTTCAGGCTCATCTTCATAGTCAGAAGGCAACCTAATAAAGCCACCCTGTCTATATCTCATGAGAGCCATAATTACTGCGTCAACATAGTCATCATGGGCACCATTTGGAAAGGAGGAACATTCCTCAATAACCTCATCAGCCCACCTTGTCTCAGGCGCCCACACTATACCAGAGGCAAACATATCGCTAATGCTATTTGCCCGCATAATCTTGTCGCCAGAAGCCCGTGTCGGGGTAAACTCTGACACGGGAATCCCAATTTGGCGAAGCTCGTGGATCAGGGGCAGGCCCGAAGCCTTGGCCTCAATCAGCATCGTGTCTGGTTGCCACTCTTGATAGACATCAAGCGCCCGCTGTTTTAGTTCTGGAAACTCCATGCGTTCCTTAAACGCATCTAGCAGAATAAGATTCTGCCCCTCAACACCGCTGTCATTGAGTTTGCTAAAGATTCCCCACACGGTAAAGGCCGTATAGTCGGATCGGTTGTTTTTGGTAAAGGCCGTGTCCGCTGAGATGATGATGTACTCACACTCAGGTGGGCGAGTCTCCTGCCAGCGTTTCCACCAATCCCTTTTAAGAATCGCGCCCTCAGCGTTGGTTGGCTGCTGCTGATACTGAGCGTTCCACTTGTAGGCGGGGAGTTCCGCCTTCAAAGCCTCTAGGGCTTCAATCTTCCAAAACTCAGGCCAGAGAGAGTTTCCAGAGGGCAGAATGGCGGGAAGTTCAATAACCTCCCACTCAGACTCCCCATCGCCCCGCTCCATAGATGTCTGGATAAGGCGCCCTGTAAGGTCCCGCTTACCCCATCGGGTCATCACAATCACAATGCGGGCATCAGGCTGCAAACGCTGCCGGGGGCCTGACGTGTACCACTCAAAAACCTTGTCGTAGATCGAAGCGTCGTGGGCGGCGAGAATCGCCTCCTGCTCGGTGTGGGGGTCATCAATGATAAAGAGGTCAGCGCCCTTACCAGCGATAGCGCCGCCAACACCCACGGCAAAGTAGTCACCGCCCTTGTTGGTACTCCAGCGGCCAGAGGCCTTTGAGTCAGACTGTAGCTCTACGCCGGGGAAAATCTTCCTAAAGTCTTCCCCATCCAAAAGGTTCCTGACCTTCCGACCAAAGTTTACTGCCAACTCAGCGGTGTGGGTGGCTTGGATGATCTTCTTGTCGGGGAAGTTCCCCATGAACCAAGCGGGCAGAAGGTAGGAGGCAAACTCCGACTTCGTGTGCCGGGGCGGCATATTGATAATCAGCCGCTTGCAGTCCCCAAAGAGAACCTTCTCAAAGGCTTCTGCCATAATCTCATGGTGGCGGCCATGAATAAAGCCCGGCCACATCTGCTTCACAAACGGCAAAAACTTCTGTCTGGCGTTCTCTTGGCTCTTTGCCTGCTCAAGCTTTTCCACAAGGCGAAGCAATTCAATTTGCTCCGACTCTGACAAATCTTTGATTTTGGGCAGAATGTCTTCAAGATTCACAAAAAAATACCCCCATTGCTGAGGGTAAAGTTTGAATCAAGGAGAGGAAGAGACAACTGGTCTAGGAGGACCGCGTCAATAAGAGCAAACGCCCGCGTGGGTGTCAAGCAAATCATCAAATATCACTTCCGATAACAACCAATGACCGCGCTTTCCTCGGTAAAATACCCAAATGACCACGCTCAACAAGAGCATCAATGATGCGTTTTACACCAGACTTAGACACAATACCTAAATGGTCGCCAATCTCCTGATAAGACGGTGAAAAACCAAACTTTTGACAGTGCTCAGTCACAAATTCAAGGACAGAACTCTGCCTCATGGTCACACCCATCTTCTGGGTCTGGTGAGCCTGATCCAACATCTCAGTTCTTTCTCAGCTTAATCAAAAGACCCATCTTTCCACAGGGAAGACGCTTCTGAGACATAAGAATGGTGCCGTTCTCGTAGAGGCATCTAGCCTCAGACGTGGTAACGGGCGCCTCAGGGACAGAAACCCACCTGAGAAAGCCCGAGCCATGAACGCCCGTGTAGCGGGACTCGGCAATAACCTCCCAAACGTCCGGCAGCTTCATCACACCCTCCCCAAAACTCAGAACAAAGCATATCCAAAACCAGGACTAAGCGCAATTCTGCCCCTAAACAACGGATTTACCCTCTTAGGTTGTGTTGGCTCGGAGTGGGTGCCAGAAATACCGGGTTTATACCTACCCTGGGTAGAATTAGCCGAATTTTGCAATAGCCCGGCCTGGGTGGGGGGACCCAAAACAACGAGGGG